TCATGATTCCTCCGGTCAAAGGGGAGGGACGGAGCGTTCTCCGCCCCTCCCCGCCTGTTACGTGCTTGCCTTGAGGCTGGGCAGTTCTCCCAGAACTCTCAAGACCGTGACGGCTGCCGCTGCATCAGTGTTATTGACACCGATGCATGTCCGGCCCGCCGCTGCGGCGAAGCCTTCTGCGCGCCCATCGTTGCCACCCCCTACATCGGAAGGCATCAGAGTCGCCCCCGGAGCGATGGTAGCGGCCCCATCGCTCTCGACGGTGAAGTTGCTCATCTTCCCGAAGAAGTACTCGCCGATCGCGAGAATTTTCCCCGTGTTGTTCGCAACCAACGCCACGTCCGTCGTCGCGGTTGTGACGCCGACTAATACGCTCGTCCCGACCGTCGCCGTTCGCTTGTAGAGGCGATTGTTCGCCCCGTTCAAGGTCGCGTTCTGGACGAGCATGTACTTGTCGATACCGCCCGTCGAACTCGGCTGATAGATGACATCTCCCGTCACCAGTCCTCCAAAGTCGGACAACGTGGAGGACACGAAGGTAACGTCTTGTGTTCGTGCTGCATTCATGGTTTATCCACCTCCTCGTTAGCCGACCTGGAGAGCATCCGGGTCGAAGTCATACCCAACAGCGGAACGACGCGGATCCGTGACGAGCAGGTTCGCGGCCAGTCGGATGTGAGCGACCGACGCGTCCTGATCGACGGGATCCTTCCAAGGGACAAACTTGAAGTTGCGGCTCTTCTTCACGAAGAACTCGATGTACTTCGTGTTGAGCATGTAAATGCGATTCGCCAAGTACCCTCCCGCCGTTTCCGCCACGTCGATGGGGACGTGGTTGTCCGCGACCCAAGGAACGCCGTTGAAACTCATCGTGCGGAAGCCCGAGTCCATCTCGGACTGTTTCAGGTACTGCTGCTGCGGCTGTTGGGACGCCATGTAGTCGTCCCACACCGTCGAGTGCGACGCGATCACGTCCGGGTGAATGCCGCCGTCGTGGACCAAGGTCCAGAGCGACTGCATCTTCGCGTAGGTGACTTGCGCGTTGCCTCCGAAGGATTTGATCTTCCCCGCGTACCAGGCGTCGGCCCCCTTGTTGATCCCCGCGTAGGTCGCGGATCCCGTCAAGGTGCCGGCCGCGTTGTCCAGTGCGTGCGACAACGACTCGATGTCGGTTGAGAGAGTCGGGGTCGTCCCGCGCAAGAAATGCGCGGCGATCATCTCGGTCGCACCCTGGGTGGCCGCCTGAAACTTCATGTCCATGAGGTCATGAACTTTCGACGCACCGTCGATGCGCTCGAGATCCGGTCCGAAGACCGTCATCGGCCAGTTGTAGAACGCCCACGGCAATTCTTGCGCCTTGGCATTCTGTTCCCCGGAGATGTTGAAAACCGCTCCGGAGGTATACGAACCGCCCTTGTTGTACTGGTAGACGGAGGTCTTCACGATCGAAGTACCGCCGTCGAGCTTCGGACCCTTCGCGAGAACCATCTTCGTGATGAGGTTCTCGGACCCGAAGGCCATTACAAGGCGCGGCAGATAAAGCTCTGTTGCCAGAGCGTTAAGTTCTGCGGCTCCTACGGCCATGTGTGGTCACTCCTTTTTACATTTTCAGGCCGACCACACAGATCGACGATCTACTCGAACCCGCCCATTTCGCCAATCATCTCATTGGCGCGCTTAATCGCGTGGGCCGAGAACTGGGACGGAGACATCTCCGCCACATTCACGCCACCAGAAGGGCTTAAAGGAGTTCGGGTCGGGGCGTTTCGGTACGCGCCCGCGTTTTTCTGCAAGGCTTGAGCGGTTGAGGCGATTGCCGCCTTTTCCCTTTCAGCGATCAACTGATCGCCGTATTCCGCCATGTAGTTATCGCGGGCCGAGCCCCACCTTGTTCGCAGGCACCGTTCGATAACAGTGTCTCTGTGAACTTGGTCCATCGGGAATCCGGCCGACTCCATCTTGTCGAGTTCTCGATCAATCTGCATGGTTCGTAGCTGAATGTCTTGGTTGTTCACCACTTGAGCCAAGGGATCGAATGTCTCGGCCGTCATTCCGTGCTGCTGCATGCCGCCCGTCGGCTCTCGGTTGTCGTAGTACGACGCGACCGACGAGTGCATGTGAGCCCGGAAATTGTCGTCCTTCAACGCTTCGATTAAAGGCTTAAGCGGTGCGTGTTGTTGTTCCATCTCGGTCAACTTCCGGCCCTTCTCACCCAAGTCGGAGCGTGTCTTGGACAGCTTCTCCTCCCAGTTCTGAAGGTTCCAGTCGGGACCGAACATTTTCAGCTTCGCATCGAAGGCCTGGGGATCAAATGCCGGAGTTTGTGGCGAGGAGTCGGGTTGTCCGCTCGGCGCCTCCACGTTTGGCTGATCGAATCCTTCATTCATTACTTCGTTCCTTTCGTCTCGGAATTAGTAGCCTCGAACCCCGCGCCCGGTAGGTGCCGACTGGGCTGCTTGGGCCGGTGCCGCGGCGAAGCCCATCGTCGGTTGTGCCTGGGGGGCCTGGGATCCTTGGGAACCTTGGGAGAACGGTTCGGCGACCTGTTTGAAAACCTCGAAGAAATCCTGGAGGGCGTTTACGTCCTCGGGGGTTCCTTGGAAGCTTTGAAGAGCATCCGCCAGCTTGTCGCCAAACGACACTGGAGGACTTCCCGGACCCTGTTGGCCCGGTAGGGGTGAAGCGGCCGGCTGCCCTTGGGGGGCTCCCGCCATGGGCCGCTGCATAGGTTGTGCGCTGCGCGTGGCAGGGGCCCCTGCGGGTGCTCCTGGGCGTCCGCGAGAAAGCGCGTTCAAGAGTGCCACGCGGTTCGGATCATTACCGCCGCGAATGTTGGGTAGTCCTGGCATTTTCTTTTCTCCTTACGCGACCGACAGCTGCGGTGGCGCCTGCGGGCCTTGCGCGGGCGGTGCCGCACCGGGGCGACCCGGCGGCAATATGCCCTGCTTAATCATATCTTGCTCGAGCTGGGCAATTTCTTTCTCCATGGCCCACTTCTCTTCTTTCCTCTGAAGCAAGGTCTCCTTGTTTGGGAGATCCGTATTCTCGAGCATGTACTGTTCGTCCAAAAGGCCTCGATCGAAATACTGGAGCATGATTTGCTCTTGCGCGCGCTTCGAAGCGGGGAGGTTCATGCCCGCGCGGACCGCGTAGTCGAAATGGTCGGGGATCATGCCCACGGTGTCCACTTCGTAAGGGGTATGAACGCCTCGAATGTAGAAAAGTCCCATCAAGCGTGTCATCTGGCTACCGAGTTCCGCAACACACAGCTCCAGGGAGTACGTTTTCAGCTTCATGCGCCCTCCGACCAGCTCGGAAAGCTGTTCCAAGGCGTAGCCGGAGCGTTCAGCACCTAAGTTCGACAAGAAGTCGGGGTATCCGGAGATGCGATCGAACGAATCCATGTTGTGCTTTTGCGACGCGAACACTTCGGCCGGTAGCCGGGGGGCCGCGACCTCTTTCACGCCCGCCGAATTCGCACACGAGACGAAGACCTGGCTCGGATCGTTCGAAAGCTCGTCCACATTGACGCCCGTCATCCCATCGACGAAGACTTTCCCGCCCATGGATCGATTCACACCATCCATGACTTGATTATTTCGAGTGTCGATGATCTTCTGGAGCGGGATAAGCTGGTCGAGTTCGCCTTGCGACCACTCTCGACCTTCTAAACTCTGGTTCACCATCTCGATGTAGGGAAATCCGGGGAACGGGTTGGGACGGTCCTCGAGAATGAGGTTCCCGACGTACTTGATGTAGCGTCCCGTCGGGTAGACCGCGAAGTTCTTCTTCGCTTTCTTGTACGCGATCCCATTCCCGTGCGCTTCCATGATCCATCCGAAGCGTTCGATCACTTCGTCGTCGGTCATCCACGCTTCGATGACCGGAAGCCTGTCTGTGGACACGTTTCCACCGGAGAGCATGTCATGGTAGAGGGTCAGTCCTGTCCCGGTCGTGTGGGTGCCCTCCTCCGGGCGCGCACCGGCTGAAGAAAGTGACTGACCCATGCGGGCGCGATCGTCTTGTTTACTGAAAACTTGACAGATCTCGTTTCGAAGGTGCGGGTAGGTCGTTATGAGCGAGAGTTTGTCGCCGCTCTGGGGCTCAAAGACGTAGAGCGCGTCGCGAAGGCGCATCTTCCCCGGCTGGGGAACGAGATTTTTCGCTCCCACGGTGTCGAACCGGATGCCTCCGATTCCTTGGAAGAGCCTCGGGTCCCAGGTGAGCTTCCAGAAGGCCTTCCCGTAGAGAAAATTCGAGTGTAAAAGTTCTTCCTCGCGTTCGGCGTAGAGGTTGTATTTCAAGATCCAGGGGATTTCTCGGGCGAGCCACTTCGCATTCAGGATCAATTGCTTGTTATCGTAGCGCGAGGATGGTTCGACGCGCGGAAGGTCGCGCATCATCATTGCTAATGACTCCAAGTAGAACGCGTAGAGGTGGTTCTCTTTCGTGTCCGACTTCCATCCATCGCGCCGGCCGCGTTGCTGGGACTTGAAGCGCGTCTGTTGGCCGTAGAAGTATTTATCAACGAGTTTCCATTGCTCGCCGACTAAGCGCATCTTGTGGTTTAGGCCCTCCTCGTAGAGTTGGTGGAGGACTTCGACCTGCGATTTCCCGCTATTCAGACTCGGGAGCGTGTCCAATGCGTGCCCTCACCTCTTTAAGTTTCTCCGCGACCTCGGCAGTCGTGACGGGAGACTTCCATTGTGGGGTGAAGGTTTTTCCTTGGACGTGTTTCTTGAATTCTCCGCCGATTTCGACTAGTCCGTGCTCTTTGACGAGGCGCTGTTTTTCGCCCGATGAGTGGACCATTTTCCCGAAGGCGTTATCGAAGTAGGGGACGAAGCGGACGAAGTAGGAGTTGGGGCGGTTGACGGTCGCGGAAAGCTCTCCACAGGACGGGCATGGCGCGTTGTGGAACTCGCCTTCTCGGGCCGGGTCTTCGAACTTGATCCCGCAGTCATTGCAGAAAAACCCGCTTAGAGCGGGCTCTACTATAGACGCATACCCAATATCTGCCGTGTCCATTTGGACACACCTCCTAGGGAGGTGATTACCGCATGGAACGAGGCAGAGTCAAGAAGATTTAACGGATTTCGTATGCTCCGCGTGGTGTGCTCGGCAGAGCCACCTAACCTCTAATGGTTTCTGGTAGTCGTCGTGGTGCTTTTCAATTCGGCTGGTAGATCCACACTTCTCGCACGGTTTCGGGACGAGCTTGCCTCGCTTCTGGTAGACGTTCGCTATCGATCGGCAGTTAGCTTTCCGCATTTCCGAATACGAAAGGTCACGATGTTTTGGCCTGTGCATCCGCATGTAGGTATTTCTACATTCTCGACAGTACCGATGATAGGTAAGTGATTCTCGTTCCTTACATTTAGAGCAACGTTTCACGGGGCACATTCCTCCTAGTACGCGTTTTCCCAGTTGGTTTCGTACTCCTCCCCGTAGAGGGCTTCCTCGATGTCTTTGGTGGTCTCGTCTTTGACGATTTCCTTGACGGCTTCTTTGGGGGCCGCAGCGACCTTGACGGCGTTGACCATCGCGTCGAGGCCGTCCTTGGTCTTCGAGTCGGGGAATTCGAGGTACTCTTCCTCGAGCCAGCCCATGCCGCGCATGAGGTAGATCTTTTTCTCACTCCAGAGCCCTTCGAGGGAACCCTGGATGCGATCGTCCTTCGAGCGTTTGGAAGGCGAGTGAATCCATTCGAATCGAGGGAAGATTCCGGTCAGGATGGCTTGGCGGTTGAAGGAGTCGTAAACCTTTGTAAAGTCAACCTGTTGCATCCCGACACAGGTCGGCTCCCATCGGATCCATTGGCGCCAGAGTTCTTTACAAAGGGTTTCCCGGTCGCACTGGGCTCGGAAGCTGTCCCGGAGGTAGAAGTTGTAGGCGGCATCGACGGCCCAGGTCTGGATAACGGTGTAGGCTTTCGTGGTTGCCTTGCCGCGGCGTGCCTCGTCGTCGGAGAGCCACGCGGGGTCGCAGGTCATGACGTTGCGGGTCGTCTTTTTTCTAAGCCCGTCCTCGACGATTGGGTCTAAGTAGTTGAGGTTGGCCTCTTTAAAGATTCGGTCCTCGTCCATGATGGGTTTCAACATGTACTGGGACGCGAAGACGTTAGGCCCGGAGTGCATCCTCTTATTCTGGATCACTTTCTCTGGGAATTCGGTCGGGAAGGTGGGTCTGCCGTCCTTGTCCTGGATTGGCATGATGGAGGTCTTGAAGTGGAATTCTTCTTCCCCAAGTTTCGACTGCTCCATGATGCGGTTGTAGATGTCGTCGCCGTTCCAACGCGTCCCGGCTAGGAGAAGATCCCCGTCCGGATCTAGAAGCGAGTGGAAGAGAGAGTAGAGCTCCCACGACTTATCGAGCTGGTCTCGAGAGAAGCTCGACTCGTAGGCCTGCACGTCGTCCCCAACGATCTGGTTAAAGTGAAAGCCTGTCGCTTCAAACCCTAGCGCGAAGGCCATACAAGTAGGATCCTTGACTGCTAAGTTGTCTTGATACTGTGACAGAATGGCATCATTCGACCATTGGCCGCCTTCGAAGCGGGTGTCGGAGCGGTGGTGGCCCCAGAGGGCGCAGAACTTGGGGCTTTCGAGGACTCTCTTGACGGCCCTTATATGGGCTCGAGCGAGCTTCATGCGTTCGGAGGCGAGGCCTATCCGGATGTTGCAGAACTGGTAGTCGTTGTCCGCGAAGTCGCGGGCGATTTCTCGTGAAGGGTGCGAGATCGAGCAGAAGGTGCTCTTGTACGAACCGCGGAAGGCGAGTACCATCCGGTACTGGTGACGCTTTGAAGGAATCTTCTTCGAATTCTTCGGCCGGATGTAGCCCGTCACGTACTGCGCCATCGAGTCGTGGAAGGGCGGGTAGAGCTTTTTTAAGCCCATTATATCCCGGCAGTAAGGAAGGAAACCGTCGGGTCTCGTGTAGGCGATTCCTTTCAAAGGCTTCTCGAGATCCTTCGCACCCTGGGCCTTCGCCATCCACCACTCGTAAGAAGCCGAGTTGTCGGTCTCTTTCGCTTCGGCTCTAATCTCTTTCAGGAGGTCAACTTGTATGGTCGAGATCATCGTGACCCTTCTCATTGTGGCCGGCGTCTTGGCAACCGTCTGGATGCTACATCGCTACCCCATCACGTGGCACGTCCGCAAGGAGAACTTGAACCAGGACGGCAACGAAGCCGCACGCCTCGCATGGCTCGAAACCCAGAATGAACGTAGCAAGAAAGCGAACCGTCAACCTTAGCGCACAACATCCGCTATACCGTAACGCCCGTGACATCACCATGTTGGTTCAGTTATCCACAACAATCTTCTTGTGAAAAAGATTGCATAATGATTCTTGTAGACACCGTTCTTGACAGAGTGCAATAAGATCGGGGGACTGGCGGACGGGTGGAGCTGGACGCTCTACCTCGTCCTCCGGTCCAACTTCAGGAGACCTCCATGATCCTCCCCCTCCACTCGGTATCCGCGCCCTCGGCCCTCCCAGGACACCCCGGGTCCGCTTCTGTCCAGTCGCGGTCCCGAGGGCGCTTCAAAGCGATCGCTACGCGATCGCTACCCCTCCCGCATCGCAGTCTTGAAGCAGGGAACGCCCTTAGCCTAGATCACATGGTAGCCACCTCTGTGTCTGGACACCCAGGGGTGACAAGATATGGAACCTTAAGGACCGACCACCCACTAATGTCCACGGTATCCCCTATCCCTACCCTAAATGACCCACTATTGACAGGTTGTCATGGTGGTTTGGGTGTGTTGGAAGTGGTGTAAGTGACACAACGAGCGGGTGATAGCCTATGTGTCC